ATTTATGAGTAATTATGGCATTTAAAGATTTTTTTAAAACAGTAAAGCATGAAATAGTAGAGGGATATCAATCATTCTCTACTCCATTCCTTAAAGTAGGAGGTGCTAACTTAACTCTACCCTATGTAAATGGTAGAAATCAGACTAATGGATATATTCCATTTGGGCAGGATAACCTATTTCCTGAGCTACTCAATCAAATATACTACTCATCTCCATTACATGGCTCTATTGTAGGGTATAAAGTGAATGCAGCTGTAGGAGGTGGATTTAATATAGTAGCTGATAGACTAACACTTGAAGATAAGCTAGAGTTATATACACTTGAAAGAAAATTAAACATTAAAAAAGTAGTGCCTGCTGTAACTCAGCAACTCATCCTGCATAATAGAGTATATTTTAAGTTATGTTTTGATGATAAGATGAAGCTCACTAAGATTGTCAATCTATCACCTGAGAAACTTAGAGTAAACTTAGATAGAAAGAGATACTATATCTGTGATGATTGGGCTAGTAGGATTGGAGTCCAGGAGATAAGGAGATATACTCCTACCTCTAGAGATTATGAGCAACTATTCGTGTATGAAGTAGATAGCATTGGTCAAGATTATTATTCTTTGCCATCTTATACCTCAGCTCTTAACTTTGCATTCTTATCAGGTGAACTTAGCTACTTTGCTAAAAGTAACATCCAAAATTCAGTATTCCCTAGCTTTGCCATGATGTTTCCTAAAAGACCTCAGTCTGAGGAGGAGAAAAACATGATAAGAAATACCATTGATAGATTGAAAGGTGCTGCTAATGCAGGTAAAGCTGTAGCATTCTTTGCTAACTCAGCAGATCAATTACCTAAGATAGAGTCACTACCTACCAATGGTAATGATAAACTATTTCAGGAGGCATCACAGCTGAACACTGAGCAGATTTGTTTCTCTCACACCATTGATCCTATACTTATGGGAATTAGAACTACAGGCTCACTAGGTAATGGCTCAGATATTAAGCAGGCATACATCATATTTGAGAAAAATGTAGTAATGCCACTAAGAGACCAGGTTGCTGACATCTTTAATGAGCTGTTATTCATAGCTAAGATAGATGCAGATTTCACTATCAATAACTATCAGATAATTAACGAGGCAATAGTAGAACTTGAGGGAGATACCTCTAAGACTAATGATGCACTTAATACATTGAATCCTGCAGTAGCTGCTAAAGTCCTAGAAAATATGTCTAAGAATGAAATTAGAGCCTTAGCATCTTTACCTCCTATAACTGATACACCAACACCAACAATCTGATGCTATACTTTATAACAGAAACATATCTAAAGAATAACACACCCATCACAGCAAATGTAGATGTAAACAATGTTACTCCTTACCTAGCTACTCAAGCTCAGCTAAGAATTATGCCTATCTTAGGTACTACATTCTATAATGACTTACTTACTAAGTACAATGATCAGACTTTAGATCCTGATGAGGAGACACTAGTAACATTCATTCAGCCTATTATAGCATGGAGAGCAGCAGAAGATGCTGTATTTGGTCTTAGTCTACAGCTAAAGAACAAAGGATTGCAAACTCAGTTTGGAGATAACTCAGCATCTGTAGATAGAAGTACAATAGCATTCAGTATGGAACACTATGCACAAAAGGCTGCATTCTTTGAGCAAAGATTGATTAGATACCTACTTAAAAACAAGGCTTTATATCCAATATTCACAGGTACAACTAACCGAGATACTGACCTTAGACCTATGATAGATGGATGTAACTGTCTATCTAATGGCTTACTAGAATGTAATGGTCTATGTGGAGGTGCAGGAGGCAATGGTTACAATAATTCAATCTTAATAATATGAAGCACTCAGGAGTATTATCAGTCTTAACTTTTGGCTTTGGATATCTTTCAGGTATCTCATTAGTATTTGCTGATCCGTTACATTTTAAATTCTTAGGATGCCTATTAATATCCTACTTTACTTTTTTACTAGTATCTGAAATTGAAGATAAACAATGAAAGCACAACTATCCCTACTACTAATATCTATACAATCAAAACTATTGACGCTTATATCTATATGCTTTGCATTCTTTTTACCAATAAGTGGGATACTGCTAATGATTGGAGTATTAATAATCATTGATACTATGACAGGTATTTGGAAAGCTAAAAAGATAGGGGATAAAATAACTAGCAGAAAGCTCTCAGCTATCATTAGTAAGCTAGCACTCTATGAGGTTACTGTGATTATGTTCTTTTTAATAGACCAATTCATACTAAATGATATCATCCTCACTTTTTTTAGTGTACCATTTATGCTCACTAAAGTAGTGGCATTGGTCCTAGCTTCTATAGAGGTGATGTCTATCAATGAGTCAATAAAACAAGTAAAAGGGGTAGACCTTTGGCAAAGTGGAAAGGCATTATTTGCTAGAGCTAAGGAAGTTAAAGAGGACCTAAACAAACTGAAATGACTAGATGGGAACTTACATCTAAATATGGTACTGCTAATGTAACAGGTGCAGGTTACTTAGTGAAGATTAAGCTACCATATCCAATGAGAATAGCTTGGGACTTAGACAGCACTGTCAATACTATGATGTGTCATAAGTTAGTGGCTTCTAATTTTACAGCTGTATTTAATGAGCTTTTAGCTACCTATGGATATGATAAGATTAAAGAGTTAGGAATAGATCTATTTGGTGGATGTTTTAACTATAGAAAGATGAGGGGAGGTACAGCATTATCCATGCACTCATGGGGGATTGCAATAGACTTAGATCCTGCTAGAAATCTACTCAAAGAATCAGCGAAAACTGCTAGATTTGCAAGACCTGAGTATAAGGCAATGATAGATATTTTCTATAAGCATGGATTTATATCTTTGGGTAGAGAGAAGAACTACGATTGGATGCACTTTGAAATAAAAGAATGATGAGATACTTAGCTATAATCTTACTCCTCAGCAGCTGCTCTGCACAATACCATCTTAATAAGGCAATTAAAAAAGGATATACCTGTGAGCAAACAGGAGATACTATCAGAATCACTACACTAGATTCTATCCCTGTTATCATTCATGATAGCATAGTTTGGGAAAAATTCATCACTACTAAAGATACTATCATAAAGTATAATACTGTCTATGTGCCTAAAACTAGACTAGATAAAAGAATAGAATATAGACTAAAGGTTAAAACTATCTACAAAGATAGGATAGTAGAGAAAGCTAAGGCTAAAGCTACAAGACCTAAGACTAGAGGCAATCTTAGTCTATTATTTGTAGGAGTAGGCATAGGCTTACTGCTATCATATCTCTTTAAATTTGCTAGGGAGAAATATTTGTTCTAAGTTTACACCATCTATGGTAAGAAAAAGACTGTTTTTTGACATTGAGACATCATTCAATGTTGGTATATTTTGGAGATCAGGATATAACCTCACAATCAATCCAGGTGACATCATTCATGAAAGAGCTATTATCTGCATCTGCTATAAATGGGAGTCAGAGGGTGATGTACAATTCCTAACATGGGATAAAAAGCAATCTGATAAGGCAATGATTAAAGCATTCCTTAAAGTTATGGCTCAAGCTGATGAAATTGTGGCTCATAATGGGGATAGATTTGATCTCAAATGGATACGCACAAGAGCTCTATTACATGGTATTGATGTATTCACCTCACCTAAGACTATAGATACTCTTAAATGGGCTAGAAAGTATTTTAATTTTAACTCAAATAAACTAGACTATATTGCTAAGTATTTAGGAGTAGGGCAAAAGATGGATACAGGAGGACTAGACCTGTGGAAAGATATTGTATTTAAGAAAGATCAGCAGGCAATGAATAAGATGGTAGAGTATTGTAAAATGGATGTCACTGTACTAGAAGCTGTATTCAATAAACTCAATTCTTATGCAGCTCCATCTACTCATTATGCTGTAATGGAGGGAGATGAGAAGTTCTGCTGTCCTGAATGCACTAACTATAATGTAAGGCATAATAAACAGGTAGTGACTGCAGGAGGGACTA